AATAGACGTGGGTATATATAAAAGGACATCCAAAACAACGGGATCGGAGTATTGATATGACTAAGTATGTAATTGTAACTGCCATCTCGTCTTACCGTATGCGTTATTGCATTCCTGTTGATGAGTTGCAGAAGTTAAACACAGATGTTCCTATTGAAGGGCATGAGATTGAGTGGGCAGACGATTGTGTCACGAGCGAAGAAGTAGATGAGTTTTCGCAGATGCACATTGGTGAACAAATTATCGATACAGAGATTGTTACTGAAGAGCAGATGCTTAGTAAGTTTGATATTGATAATGACTATCTAAGTGATTGGCCAAAAGAGAAGAAAATCGAATTCATTCGTAGTTGGAAACGTGACGGATGAAAAAACAACCTCTTCAAAAAGACCTACAGGATCTTCTGACAAAGCATGAAGTTGATAAATACACAGGTCTGCACAACTATATGATGTCCGAGCACATCGTTCGTTGGATCGAAGAGTATGTTCGAGAGCAAAATGTCGCGACTCTCTGGTCCAATGAAGAGCAGACATCATATTTTGATTACATGAAACAAAAAGAGGGCAAGAATGTCGTTTAACCTAACACTGGAGCACGTTAGTGCTATTCTAAAAGGCAACAAAGAAGTTGAAGCATGGCACAAGGCCATGGCTAAGGTATTGCCAAAGTATAAAATTGATACACCAGAACGTATTGCAGGATTCTTGGCTCAATGTGGCCATGAGTCAAATAATTTCACTGTGCTCGAGGAGAACCTGCACTATCGCGCCGAGACGCTCGACAAGATCTTCCCAAAGTACTTTGTAAAAGCTGGGCGTAAAGCAGCAGACTATGCAAAGCAACCTGAAAAGATTGCTAACATTGTTTACGGTGGTCGTATGGGCAACACTCAACCTAGTGACGGATACTTGTTCCGTGGTCGAGGCGTAATTCAGTTGACTGGCCGTGACAACTACACCAACTTTGGCAAGACTCTAAACAAGTCTGCCGAAGAAGTTGCTAGTTACGTTACATCCAAAGAAGGTGCAATCGAGTCAGCATGTTGGTATTGGAACAGTCGTAACATCAATAAAGCAGCTGATGCGAGCGACATTGTTGCAATGACGAAGTTGATTAATGGCGGCACAATCGGCCTAGAAGATCGTAAGAAACACTACGAACACGCTCTTACAGTACTTACAGGTAAAGAGGTACATCAAGCCACACCATCAACTGAATCAGTTGTTCCTACCGCATCTGGCGCAGTCTCACGGGTACTTAAAGTGGGTTCACGCGGTGCACAAGTCAAGAAGTTGCAAGAAGCTCTGAGTCTTGAAGCCGATGGTGTGTTTGGAAACGGTACAGAATCAGCTTTGAAAACATGGCAAGAAGCAAATGGTTTGACCGCTGATGGTGTTGCTGGTCCAGCGACTCTTGCTAAACTGTTGAAATAAAACAAATCTTTTTTTCAAAATAATAAAAATGGCTATTGACATTCGTGTTGATAGCCATTATATTATGTGTATGAGTAATGGAGAACAGACAATGTTGAAAGCTACAGTGATTCGCGAGTGGTCTGAGGTCAAGCGCAACGGGCGCAAGGTTGAAGATTGGTCTTGGACTGTGACGTTCCGTAAGGATGAACAGTTCATCGATCAACACTACTACAACACCGCAAAGGTCGCTAAAGCTGCTGCTCACTTGTTTGAAATTGGTCGCTACAGCGTTGGCGAATATGGTGGAGTGAAAATCTAAATGGATGGTATGAAAATGCAAACAACTGCTGAACGTATGGCTTTGATTCGTCAAGCACACGAGAAGTTCGCAAAAAAGATTAAAGTTCAAGCTAAGTTTGAACGTGAGGAACGTGTTCAAAAAGTTCATGAACTTGACAAGAAGTTCGAACGTGACGAACGTCTGTGGAACGATTCTTCTCAGTATGCTAAACAGTACTACGGTGAGACATTCCGTGAAACGACGAGGTTTGATAATGACTGGGATTGATCTTCCTCGCCTGCAAGTCAGGCTAGCAGAAACAGAAGACAAAGTCAAAAGTCTTCTGTTTGCTGTTGATAAACTTGAAGATGTTGTGTATGATCTCAATCAGAAGATTGTACAATTGGAAAACTTGATTGAAAGGAAATTAGAATGACTCGTGATGAAATGGTGACTGAACTACGTGCACGAACATGTCGTGTAATCTTTACCAAAGTGAATGGTGATGAACGTGATATGCAGTGTACTTTGAATATTGATTTTATTCCTGAGAATAAACAACCAAAGACTAGCAAAGATTACGCCGATGGTGTAATTCGTGTGTTTGATATCAACAAACAAGAGTTTCGGTCGTTCCGTGTAGAGAATGTACTTTCGTTCTCCTAAATAATACTAAACGGAGGTCTATAATGTTTGGCATCGACCCTATATTGGCAACTATCATTACAGCTGGCGGTATTTTTATCGTCAGCTATCTGATTAACCGTCAACACTTTCGACTACAATATGAAAAAATCATTGAAGCAACAATTGATCATTTAATTAAAGATGGTTACATTGCTACACGTAAAGCTAAAGATGGTGATATTGAATTAATCACCATTAAAGAACTCAAAGATGTTGACTTCTGATACAAAACATGGTATATTAATTATGCCAATGGTTACATATGATGGAGAAGTGAATGGCTCGTCAGCCACAAACCAAGGAACAGATCGCAGCGCGTGTAGCGAAAGCTCAAGCGACCAAAGCAGCGAAGAAGACGAATGCACTTGCATTGATGGGTGCAGTTGCAAAGAAACCTATTAAACAAATTCGCAAACGGCGAGTAATGACGGATGAACAAAAGGCTGCTGCTATAGCTCGTCTTGAAGCCGCTCGTGCGGCCAAAGGTCCATCAAAGAACATGATGATTGATGCAGATGTTCGAAATCTACCTGATGATCATACGTTCAGTTTGAAGAATGTTCGTAAGTGGATTAGTGCCAACAAAGATCTGTTGGGTGCGATGCGTGGTATGAAGGACTCTAAAGAATCCTCTGAACGAGCAAAGTATATAATCGTTGAAACTTATATTGCCAACTTGGAGAATTACCTCCGAAGTGGTCATTACCTAGATCTCCAATTTGGAGAAAAAGGTCAAAGCAAAATTAAATATGTGTGTCGTGGTATGGCGTATTATGCCAATGGTCATCCTAAGAGATCTGTTGGTGTATTGTACTCTGACATTGGAGTGTACACACAAGAAATGGAAGACGATGATCGAAGAAAAGCAATTTCTGACCAAACAAAAATTCGTAAAACTAATTGAGGATGTCGTGCGAGCGACAAACTCAACTTATATGGACGCAGTGATCTCAGTTTGTCAAGACAACGAAGTTGAGATCGAAGACGTCCGAAAGTTTATTACTCCAATCCTCAAAGATAAGATTCAAGCGGAGGCAATGAAACTAAACTATCTTCCAAGACAGAATACTTTACCTATTGACTAACCCTATATAATGTTCTATACTAATCATACTAACATTCAAATATTCAAACATACGGAGAACTACACATGTCTTTTGCAAACCTAAAACGCGGTGGTACTGACCTTTCAAAGCTCGTTAGCGAAGCTGAGAAATCCACTGGTGCGCGTGATCGCATCACCGACGAACGCTTTTGGAATTCCACTCGCGATAAAGCTGGCAATGGCTATGCTATTATTCGCTTTCTTCCTGGTAAAGAAGAAAACACTGTTCCTTGGGTCCGTTATTGGGACCACGCGTTCAAAGGTCCAACTGGCCAATGGTACATTGAGAAGTCGTTGACAACTCTTGGCCAAGCAGATCCACTTTCAGAGTTGAACTCTAAGATGTGGAACGAGAGTGCAGATGGTTCTGCTCAACGTAAGCTGGTAAGCTCGCGTTCACGCAACCTTCGCTATGTTGCGAACGTAATGGTTATCTCAGACCAATTGGCACCTGAGAACGAAGGTAAGGTTAAACTGTATCGCTTTGGCAAGAAGATCTTTGATAAGATCATGGCTGCTATGAAGCCTCAGTTTCCTGATGAGAAGCCTATCGACCCATTCAATATGTGGGAAGGTGCTGACTTTGTTTTGAAGATCAGCTCTGAGATGGTTGGGGGTAAGCCTCTGCCTAAGTATGATGCTTCGTACTTCAAGGCCGCTTCTGCACTGTTTGGTGGTGATGAAGCTAAGTTGGAGGCTATCTACGATATGCAACACTCAATTGGTGAGTTTGTTGATCCTACCACATTCAAGAGCTATGATGAGTTGAAAGCTCGTCTGAATATGGTTCTTGGTGAGTCTGCACCTCGCACGATTCGTGAGACTGCTACTCTAGACAACACTATGGAAGCTCCTACTATCAAGACCGCAGAGAACTTCTCTATGAGTGATGGTACTGAGAATGATGAGACTATGGATTACTTTGCGAAACTTGCGCAAAGTTAATAGTTTTAGCTAATTTAGATAAACAGAGGGCCCAGTGTAACGCTGGGCCTTTTTTATTATCCTCGTGAACCGTATCCGAGGACATACAGTCGCTGCAAATCGCGGCGTGGGTCGTGGGCGCTAGGTCTATCCCCTTGGCCAAGATTAATAGTAGTATCGCCGCCTTTGTGGATAGTAGTATTACCATTGTTTGCAACTACACCGCCACTCAAAGCACTACGTTGTGAACTGGTGAGACTACTTTGTGCTTGTTGTAAATTCTGACCTGTCGTTTTTGGAACTGTAGTAATTGGTGGTTCATATGAAACCCATTCGTCCCCCTTGCCTCTGCCAAGAGATTTCCAATATCCTTTCTGGCCATCCTCGCCTGGCGGTGGATTCGCAAGCGCTGATCCTTGTGGCGCTTGGGGTGGTGGTGCGGGTTGGCGAGGCAATCCCAAGTCTACATCTAAACCAAAGTATTCTGCCAAACCGCCAAATTTATTTTTAATCCAATCTACCAATGGTCCAATCGAGTTATTCCAAATCCATGCTCCTAAGTCGCCACCGTACCCTAAAGCGTCATTCCACGCGGTGGAAATCCATGCTGACAAATCCGGAAATGTGTTCTCAAACCAAGTCCACAATGGTTTAACAGCAATGTTGTATATCCACTCGCCAATGGTTTTGTACACACCGCTGGTGAGTTTAATATATGCCCAAAACAAATCGCTTAGTGCCTTTCCAGGATCTGTGAACAATTCTTCAACCCACTTTACCGCACCTTGAACAAGACCATATATCCCGCCAATCAGGTCGTTGATAATTGTTTCAAAACTCCAACTTTGTAGCCACGTTGCAGCTTCTTTAAATCCAAGTTTTTCCAATGCCCATGCAACAATACTTTTTAACAAGTCAAGAGGTGCACCAACAAAGTCACCAATAAACGCACCAATTCCTGCAACGAACTTATCCAGGAAAGACCCTTCAGTATTCATAAAGGCCATTACACCATCATAGGC